CAATAAGTTATTATTATCACAGACACTAGGATATGAGTGCGCACCACATGGTATCCTTCCCAAAACATATCCTGTATTTTCTAAACCTATAATGAACCTAGAAGGCATGGCACTTGGCAGCAAAGTATGGCACAGTGCGGATGATGTTGAATACAACGCTGGTTATTTTTGGATGCCACTATTTACTGGCACACATTGCTCATATGATATTCAACTGCTAGGTGGTGAAGTAATTCACTGTAAGAAAGCAACCGCTCACTCAACTGCAGACCATAAAGTTATTGAATACTGGACTATTGAAAATGGTGATTTAACAGAAGCACAATCTATATGGGCGAACCTAATTCCAGAGTTTAGCGGTTATGTAAACTTTGAAACTATTGGTAACAAGATAATTGAAGTTCATCTACGTTGGGCAGCGGAATGGTATGATTGGTATTATAAGCCACTGTTTTATAGTGTTCCGGTGTGGTGGAAAAAATTACCAAAAGATATTGCAATTCCGCCAAATCACTGCTATGTTAAGGATGTGTGCGGCGATATCACAAATCAGTCATTGGAAATTAAACGTAGTCATATAATACTCTGTGAAGATTTAGAGGATGGATTGGCACTACGTGATAAAATAATTTCAAATAATTTAAGAAATATATCGCATCTATCTTATCATTGGTGTCTAAATAGATATATGCAGTGGAGAGAGTTCCATTGTATAAGGCACATAAGGCAACAGAAAAGGAAAACATTATGGCTTCATTGGCAGAAATCCGTGCGAAACTCGCACAACAAGAGTCCCGTAGTAACGGTTCCGGCGGCGGTCGTGATAACGCAATTTACCCACATTGGGATATTCCAGAAAACTCAACATCACGTATCAGGTTCTTGCCTGATGGCGATGCAAAGAATGACTTTTTCTGGGTAGAACGTGCAATGATCCGCTTGCCATTTGCAGGCGTTAAGGGTCAGATGAACAGCAAGCCCGTGACTGTTCAAGTTCCTTGTATGGAAATGTGGAACGAAACTTGTTCCATTCTAACAGAGGTTCGCACTTGGTTCAAGGACAAGAGCCTTGAAGAAATGGGTCGCAAGTATTGGAAGAAGCGTTCATATCTCTTCCAAGGTTTTGTTCGTGATAATCCACTTACCGAAGACAGCACTCCTGAGAATCCAATTCGCAGGTTTGTAATTAGCCCAAGCATTTATCCGTTGATCATTGCTGCATTGAAAGACCCAGATATTGAAGAACTACCGACAGACTATGAACGTGGTCTGGACTTTAGTGTCACTAAAACTAGCAAGGGTCAGTACGCAGATTATGCTACCAGTAAGTGGGCACGTAAGGAAACCGCACTAACTCAAACAGAACGTGCTGCAATTGATGCATACGGTTTGTTTGATCTTAAGGCTTTCTTACCAAAGAAACCAGGCGAAACTGAACTCAAGATCATCAAGGAGATGTTTGAAGCATCTGTTGATGGTGCTACCTATGATGAGTCACGTTGGGGTCAGTATTACAAACCAAGTGGTATGAATGGCAACAGCAGCGATGCTGATGATGTTCCTGCTGCAAAGCCAACGGTAGCGTATAGTCGTCCAGCCCCAGTTCAAGAGGATGTACCTTTTGACATGGACGATGATACTCCAGTTGCTAGTGCCCCAGTTAGCACTGCACCAAAGAGTGGTGGTGAAAGCAACCAACGTGCTACTGACATTCTCAGCATGATTCGCAATCGCAAAACTGCAGAATAATCTAACAATACTAGGACAGGATTATTGACAATCCTGTCCTATTTTCATATAATAATTGAATAAGAGCGCAAAGGCACGATTATGGCTAAACCATTTGACATATCAAAATTTCGTAAAAGTCTAACCAAAAGCATTGAAGGTCTCAGCATTGGTTATAATGATCCAACTGATTGGGTCTCAACAGGTAATTATACACTTAATTATTTGATTAGTGGTGATTTTAATAAAGGCATTCCGCTAGGCAAGGTAACTGTATTTGCTGGCGAAAGTGGCGCAGGTAAAAGTTATATCTGCAGTGGCAATATTGTTCGTCACGCACAGGAACAGGGAATTTATGTTGTTCTCGTTGATAGTGAAAACGCACTTGATGAAGATTGGCTTAAGGCGCTTGGTGTAGATACCAGTGAAGAAAAACTTCTTAAACTTAATATGGCAATGATTGATGATGTTGCCAAGACAATCAGTGAGTTTATGAAAGAATATCGCACGATGCCAGAAGATGGGCGTCCAAAGGTTTTATTTGTAATTGACTCACTTGGAATGTTGCTTACTCCAACCGACCTTAACCAGTTTGAAGCAGGTGATTTAAAAGGTGACATGGGACGTAAGCCAAAGGCGTTGACTGCGCTGGTTCGTAATTGTGTTAATATGTTTGGTGCGGCAAATGTTGGTATGGTAGCAACTAATCATACCTATGCTTCACAAGATATGTTTGACCCAGATGATAAGATTTCGGGTGGTCAAGGATTTATCTATGCTAGTTCTATCGTAGTTGCTATGCGTAAGTTGAAGTTGAAAACTGATGAAGATGGTAATAAGACCACAACGGTCAATGGTATTCGTGCTGCATGTAAGATTATGAAGACACGTTATGCCAAGCCATTTGAAAGCGTCCAAGTTGAAATTCCATATAAAACTGGTATGAGTCCATACAGTGGATTGATTGATATGCTTGAAAGCCAAGGTATCCTTGTCAAGGTTGGTAACATGTTGCAATATACAAGTCCTGTTACTGGAGAGATTAGCAAAGCATTTCGTAAAAATTGGACAGATGAACAACTTAATATAATTATGAGTGAGTATGCAAAACATACTCCTATTACTAATAAGGAAGAAACCGAAGATGAGTGATACAAGCGAATTACTTGTTCAATTTTGGCAAACAGTAAAAGAATATATTTCAGCAAAAGACCGTCAAGTAGCAGCCGACCATGTTATCAATGAGTTGGTTGAATTAGGCATTACAGATCACGATTTACAAGAACTAGCCGTTGATAGTGCTATGCGAGCAGCAATTGCCGAGCATCTTGATGTAGAAGATGCTGACGAAGATAGCGAAGACGACGAATGAGTGGTTGGTATACCAAGGTAAGTCAAGATTTGTCTTATATTCCTAATTTCATAGAACACTATGAGCGGGAATTAGAATCGGCAAAACGTGATATTGGCATCTATGGCAACGTAGAAAAAAATATCTCTGGTTTACCTGGTATTACCGAACATCGTTTTAATCAATTGCAGGAAATTGAGGCTATTCTCAATCACCTGAATATTCAGTTGCGTAAGATTCGTCGCAAACATTTTCAAAAATACCTAGAACACTATGCTCGTGCTCTTACTGCACGTGATGCAGAAAAGTATGTTGATGGCGAAGACGAAGTTATTGACTTTGAAACTATCATCAATGAAGTTGCCCTACTACGAAATAAATGGTTGGGAATCATGAAAGCAATGGAAAGTAAGAACTTTATGCTTGGTCATTTGGTCAAACTAAAAACTGCTGGCATGGAAGATTTTAATATATCTTAATTATTAAATTAGGTGTATAATCAGTAATATATACAAGATATCAACGACGAGGAAAATATGAAGAAAGCACTTATTACAGGCATTGCTGGTCAAGACGGCAGTTATCTAGCAGAACTACTTTTGGACAAGGGTTATGAAGTTCACGGTCTTATTCGCCGCAGCGCAAACTTTGACCACCCAAATATTCAAAACGTAAAGGATCAGGTTAAGTTTCACAATGGTGATTTAAGTGATTCAAACAGTATTCGTAATCTTATTGACAAGGTTCGTCCAGACGAGATTTATAATCTTGCTGCACAAAGCCATGTTAAGGTATCATTTGATATGCCAGAATTGACTGGTGATACAAATGCTCTTGGTCCGTTGCGTATCCTTGACAGTATTCGTGCTCTTAAGATGGTAAACGACACCAAATTTTATCAGGCATCAACCAGTGAAATGTTTGGTATTCAAAAGTTTAACCCACAGAAAGAAGATACTCCTTTCTATCCTGGTTCTCCTTATAG